GTAAAATTAAATCCTGACGGAACGGTTGCATCCAAAGAAACGAAAATTACTCAAAAAACACCATCCAAAGAAGAACCTAAAAAACCACAAGGCGACCCTAATGACATGAGAATGGATGCGGATAAAAATGATGGAAATTTAAATAAAGGTTTTAAAGATGTATTAGGCAAATACAGACAAAAGAGAGCAGAAAAAGAATTGAACAGATTACATGACAGAAGAAAACAAACTCAAAGAGGTTTTGACTTTTTATCTCCTGACCGAATACAATTAACTCCTAAAGAAAAAGAAAGTAACGACTTAGATTTTATAGATAAAAATAGAAAGACATACAATACTGCCGAAGAGGGATTTACTAGGAATTTGGAAAATGAGTTGGGGTCGTCAGTAATAGATAAATTGAAATTAAATCCGCCAAAGATGCACCCTAGACCCTCTCCCGATTCGACTCCTTATTCTGCTGATCATTACATTAATGCACAGAGAAATGTTGGGAGAAGAGGTGTTGATGGTTTTAATCCAGATGATGCTATTCAAAACTCAGAGCCTTGGAATGTAGTAGAAAATCCATTTGCCAATCCGTTTTATAATACAAATGCTTTTTCACTTACAAAGGAACCTAATCACGGAATAAATGAATCTCACACTTTAGTAGATGAGTTCTTGAAGGCAGACATATCTGAACCCGAAGTAAAATTATCCGGTTTTGATACTAATAAGGGCGATGACCTTTCTTTATTGCCCGCATCGGTGTTTGCAAACAATGACGCACCTGTTGCTGATAACATGAGTTTATTGCCAACAGGGTGGAAGCAATGACTCTTTCCGCTAATAATAAAATGATAGAACTCACATCCCAAGTAGATTGGGAAATGGGTAAGCGTGACTTTAAATTCTTTTTTGAAGATATATGTGGTTTCCAATTAGCAAACTTCCATAAAGAATGGTATGAAAATGCTCAAAATAACAATAAGGTATGCGTCATAGCAAGTCGTGACCATGGTAAATCTGTATTCTTCCGAGTATATCTGTTATGGAAAATGGCATACAATCCTAATACAGAAGTATTGTTTTTCAGCCATAGTCAGCATCAGTCAATAGATCATATGGGTAAAATGAATGAATTGATTGAAACAACTCCTGCATTACAACACCTAAAACCTGCAAGAGGTTGGGCAAAGCAATTATTCCGTATGACTAACAAATCTTCTATTCGTGCTATGTCTATTGGCAAAGCGGTGAGGGGAGCGCATCCTGATATAGTGGTACTAGATGATATTCTATCTAGTGAAGCAGATACGCAATTAAAAGCAATATCTACATGGTTTTATACTGCTTTACTTCCGGTTCTTCATCACACAGCGCAAATGTGTGTCGTAGGTACGCCGTTTTCTTTTACCGATTTATATTCAGAATTAAAAAGTCTTGACGGTTATTGCGTAAGAGAATATCCTGCAATTGATGAAGCCACAGGTGAACCTCTTTGGCCTGAACGATGGAATTTAGAAGCACTGAACACAAGAAGAGGTGAAATGACATCTATTGCATTCACTCGTGAATATCTTTGTAAACCAATAGCAAGTGATTCTAGTTTATTTCCTGAAGAGATGCTTGAAAGAGTAAAGGATGAGACATTGGCTTTGACATATTATCCAGAACCGGATGAAGCATTGAATTATTATATTGGTTGGGATCCTGCAATAAGTGCAGATAGAAGGGCAGATTATACTTGCATGATAGTAATAGGCATGAATGAGAATAGACACAAGAGAGTAGTGCATGTTCATCATGAAAAGAATATGGATTTCGGGCAACAGATAGATAAGATAGTAGAATTAAATGCAAGATTTAATCCTGTTATTATAGAACTTGAAACAAACAATTTCGCTATGGCATTTAATCAGGTATTGAAAGAAATAGGAGACTTACCTGTAAAACCATTCAATATGAGTCGCATGAAAAAGGAAGCATTAATTCATACATTGCAATTACATTTTGAAAGGCAACATCTGATGATTCCATACAAAGATGAAGGTGCAACAAGAAGGCACATGAATGCTTTATTAAATGAATTATCTATGTTCACTATGCTAGATAATGGTAAGATGGAAAGCCTTGGTGCCCATGATGACATGGTGATAGCCCTAGCATTATCAGTACAAGCAACTAAAGAATATAGGGAAAATATAATTATCCTAGATGCTCAGACATGGCAAAAGAGGTTGGGGTGGATAGATGGATAAAATATATATTAAGTCAATTATAGGGATAGAAACATTAAGCGATTCGATAAATAAGAATGCGGCTTTGTTAGGTGCGGCAGTTATACCACATGTACTTGAAATGGCTCAAAATAAATTAAAAGACAGTACAAAAGAAGTAGAAGATGCGGAGAAGAATTTAGCCCAAGAAGAGTTAAATGCTCAACAACCACAAAAACAAACTCAAACACCTAAAACTCCCGATATAAGAGATGGTGCAAGTATTGAAGGTGATACTTCAACTAATAGTGGAACAGAGTTACCTACTGGTGCCCCTCTTCCTCCTACTGATCCTAATGCAATTACAAATTCAATGGATAGGAAATGGTTTGTAACCAGTTTTGGAATGTCTGGAAGGGAATTAACTGAAATATTAATAAAAGCATCAGATATTAAAACATTAGATGCAATACAACCATTACTCAAATTAGAAAAGGAAGCGATATTAAATCATTTTAAAGGAGTAGATTCTTCACTATTAAATCAAATACCTCTTACGGATTTAGATTTTGATTCGTTAAATAAAAATTCAGATAGATTAGATTTACCTTTTAGAAGATTTGTAAAATCATGGACTTCATCAAATGAAGAAGGAAAGGTCAAAGCGGAATTATTATGGCGCAATACTTTGGATAAGTCAGAAAGACTATCTAATCGTGAGAAAACAATATTGTTAAAGTGTAAAAGTACAATTATTGAAAGAGGTGCATTAAATGCGCAAACATTACGAAGTTATGGTATTCAAGCAAGTGCCGCAGAAATATCTTCTCTAATCAAATCTCATGGGTTTTTGTATGATATCATGTCCGTGGGTCAATTTAGTAAATCAGTAGGTAGAGGTTTATTTTATGATGTTAAAAGAAACGATGTGTTATTGAAAAATGTAGATAGTTTCTTAGCAGGGCTAATTGATAATCATAGTGTATTTTCTATTGATGCAAGATATAATCCTCGTATCGAATTAAGTTTTTATGCACCTACTGCGCCTTGGTATGCTGACGCATTAAAAAAGGAATTAAATGTTGATAATATACATGCTAAAGGAATAGGATTAGAGATATTAGGGGAAGCGGCGGTTTCAAAGGCATTACAATTAGCATCACCACTCATAACCAAAAAATCTTCCGAAGCGTTCAAAATGATGAAAGCGTTGCGAGGAGATAAAAACGCATTGATTGTTATGGCATATGAAGGAATGAATTCAAAACACCAAATTGCTTTATTAAAGAAATATGATATGTCTGAAGAAGAATTTTTTGAAATTAAAAAGGAGGTTATGATACATGGTTGATGCTAAACGTATGGAGAGATTGTTTACGTCAATAGGCGTAGATATGGAACGCCATACTACTCCTGTACCTTCTATGCCTTTATTTACACAAGGTGTTCAAGAACCTGCTTTACTTCAAGGTATTACAATTCCCGCATTATATGCGGCGGCGTATGAATGTATGGTTTTGCGTTCTATTTTGCAACATCTTTCTGTTGAAACATTTAGAAAAGGTTGGGATTGGAAGGCTAAATTCGTAGTTAAATGTACTACTTGCGATACTGAATATCAACAGCAAGTAGATTCCTGTACTGCGTGTGAAGGAGAAGTAAGAAAAGCGGATAGAGGGCAAATAGAATATGCCGATGTAGTTCTTGATGGTAGAAATCGTATGACTCAGAATTTTATAGATATACTTCGTGAAGTAGAAATGGATTTGAATATTGTAGATGATGCATATATTATACTTACAAAAGAATACTTTGTAGATCCTGCTACTAAAAAACCTTCATTCTTTAGAATAAAAGAAATATCAAGAGCAGACCCTATCTTTATGCGAATCTTATCTGATAAAAGAGGCATAAGAGGAGGGACACAATATACAAGTCTTATTGACCGTTCATATAGGACAAGTGACCCAAAGTCTCTTTGCCCTATATCTGGAATGCCAGTAGTTCCCATTCATTATATGAATCTTGCAGGAGTAGGTAACGGCCAAGTATATACTGAAGGAGAAGTTATTCATATTAGCAAATGGTCGCCATCTAAATTGTATGGTAGAAGTCCTGTTGCTACTATGTGGAGACAAGTTAATACATTAATTGCTATGGATAACTATGTTTATTCTGCATATCAGAAAAGAAGAATGCCTAGAGGTATAATGGTCATTAAATCATCTAATATGGAAACAGTAGAAAAAACTGCTCGTAACATACAAGAACATCTTGAACGTGACCCCAATTATGTTCCTACCATTGGTGTAGAAACTGAATCAGGCAGGGGAGGAATAGAGTATGTCCGTATGATGGACACATTAGAAGAATTACAATATAT